CGCTCCGCTGCTATCCAACCTGGAAAACCTGGATAAAGCCTTTGCAATGGTTTCGGACAAAACCAAATATGCCGGATCCATGCAGGCCGAATACGCGGAACGGGCCAAGACCTCGGAAAACCAGATGCAGATCTTCCAGAACCGGGTGTCCAAGCTGGGCATTACCCTGGGCTCTGTGCTTTTGCCGCCGCTGAATGCCGTAATGGGCGTTGTGGGCAAAACCGCCGGCGCGGTTGCCGACCTGGCAGATGAGCACCCGTTTTTGACCAAGGTGATCTTCGGCACCGCGGCCGCACTGGTGAGCTTCAAGGTGGCGTCCATGGCCGGCCGCTACGGCATGACCCTGGTTTCTGATGCGGTGCAGTTTGGCAAGGGGGTGTTTGATTTTTTCCGCCCCTCCGTGCTGGCGCTCAATGCTTCCCTGGCCAGACAAAAGGCCGTGGCCGTGGGCCTGGCTGCAAAGCAATGGATTGTGGCCGGGGCAACCAAGGCATGGACCGCGGCCCAGTGGCTGCTGAATGCGGCCATGACCGCCAACCCGATCGGCCTGGTGATCGCCGGGGTGGTTGCTCTGGGCGCGGCAGCTTATTTTCTGATCACGAAATGGGAGTCCGTAAAGTCTTTTTTCAGCGGGTTATGGGACTGGCTGAGCTCGTTTAATCTGTTTGAGATCGGGAAAAATATCATCGGCACCCTGGTTAAGGGGCTGAAAAACATGGCCATGGCCCCGGTAAACGTGGTCAAGGACGCCTTTGGCAAAATACGGGACCTGCTGCCGTTCTCCGATGCCAAGCAGGGGCCGTTGTCTGATCTGACCAAATCCGGAGAATCCATTCCCCGCACCATCGGCGCCGGGATCCGCCGGGCCGGTTCCCGGCCCATTTCCGGGCCCATGCAGGGGGCTTTGGCCGGTGCCGCGCCCCGGGGCGGCGGGCTGGCAGCCGCACGCGGCGGAAACGGCGGGGGTGTTGTGGGCAAAACCGCCGGCGCCGTGGCCGACCTGGCAGATGCGCACCCGTTTTTGACAAAAGCGGTTTTCGGCACCGCAGCCGCCCTGGTGACCTTCAAGGTGGCATCACTTGCCGGTCGCTACGGCATGACCCTTGTGTCTGACGCGGTGCAGTTCGGCAAGGGGGCATTTGATTTTTTTCGGCCGTCAGTGATGGCAACAAATATGGCGCTTGCCAGACAGAAGGCAGCGGCAGTTGGCCTGGCTGCAAAGCAGTGGATCGTGGCCGGGGCCACAAAGGCATGGACCGCGGCTCAGTGGCTGCTGAATGCGGCCCTTACGGCAAACCCCATCGGCCTGGTGATCGCCGGCGTGGTTGCTCTGGGCGCGGCCGCTTATTTTCTGGTGACCAAGTGGGAAACCGTAAAGTCTTTTTTCACGGGTTTATGGGACTGGCTGAGCTCGTTTAATCTGTTTGAGATCGGGAAAAATATCATCGGCACTTTGGTCAAGGGACTGAAAAACATGGCCATGGCCCCGGTAAATGTGGTCAAGGACGCCTTTGGCAAAATCCGGGACCTGTTGCCGTTCTCCGATGCCAAGCAGGGACCGTTGTCTGATCTGACCAAATCCGGGGAATCTATTCCCCACACCATCGGCGCCGGGATCCGCCGGGCCGGTTCCCGGCCCATTTCCGGACCCATGCAGGGGGCTTTGGCCGGTGCCGCACCCCGGGGCGGCGGACTGGCGGCCGCACGCGGGGGCGACGGCGGCGGAAGCATTGTTTTGAATTACAGCCCCACCATTAACATCAACGGAAACGGCGACGTGCGGGCCCAGGCAGAAGCCGGGGCCCGGGCCGGGGCGGATGACGTGATGGAGCGGCTGCGGGCGGCCATGCGTGACGAACGGAGGCTTTCTTTTGCCTGATACTTACAAAACCGTGCAGGGCGATACCTGGGATATTGTGTCGTTTAAAGTGTATGGCCGGGAAAAGTATATGGACCGGCTGATCACCGCAAACCCGGACCATCGCAACACCGTGTTTTTTCCGGCCGGGGTGGCCCTGGAAGTTCCGGAAATTACAGACCCCGTGCCGGACACCCTGCCGCCGTGGAAAAGGGAGGCGTAATGGAGCCGGCCAGGCGCACACGGGTGGAGCTGATATATGAGGGCGTGAATATCTCTGATGACATTGCCCCGTACATGGAAGGCTTTGTTTATACCGACAACATGCACGGAAAGGCCGATGAAATCTCCGTGACCCTAAACAACCGCTCCGGGCTGTGGGCTGGGGCCTGGCTGCCCCAAAAGTCCGACCGGATCCGGGCGTCCATTATTGTTTCGGACTGGCGGCGGGCCGGCGATGAGCAGCGGCTTTTCTGCGGGGAGTTCTCCATTGATGAGCTGGATTTTTCCGGCCCGCCGGCCCTGTTAAAAATCAAGGCCGTGTCCACGCCCGTGGACGGCAGCCTGCGCCGGGAGAAAAAGACCCGGGCCTGGGAAGGGGTTTCGCTGTCAGAGATTGCCGCAGACATCGCGGCCGCAGCCGGCCTGCAGATGTTTTATGACGTGGATATTGACGTGGACTATGACCGCAAGGACCAGCACGAGGAAAGCGATCTGGCCTTTATCCAGAGATTGTGCGAGGACGCGGCCCTGGCCCTGAAAGTGACCGATTCCCGGATGGTTGTCTTTGACGAGGCCAGGTATGCGGAAAAAGACACGGTGGCCGCGTTTTCCCGGTTTATTGATTATTCTTTCCGCACCCAGGCACACGATATGTACCGGGCCTGCCGGGTGACGTATTTTGACCCCGCAGCCAAAAAGACTCAGACCTTCACCCATGAGGTGGACAACATATCCTCCGGCCAGGTCCTGAAAAACACCTCCCGGGTCAATTCCGTGGCCGAGGCCCGGCAGCTGGCAAAGCGGCTGCTGCACGAAAAAAACAAGCACGAGACCGAGGGGGCGGTTTCCATGAAGGGCAACCCCTTGATTGTGGCCGGGGTCAATGTCGCCGTGCAGGACCACGGCGCTTTTGACGGCAAATACCTGGTTACAAAGGCCGTGCACAGCGTGTCCGGCAAATATACGCTGCGAATTGATATTCGAAAGGGATCAGATGATTGACGAGTTGGAAAAAAAGATCCGGATCTTGTCTGAAAAGGTCCACAACATGGTGCGCGCGGGCACTGTGTCCGCTGTTGACGAGGCGGCCGGCACCGTGCGCGTGGCCTTTGCCGACCGGGACGGCACTGTGAGCTATAATCTGCCCGTGCTGGTGCCCCAGACAAAGGCCAACAAGGATTACTGGATTCCGGACGTGGATGAGCAGGTGCTTTGCGTGTTTCTGCCCCGGGGCATGGAACAGGGCTTTGTGGTGGGCGCGCTTTACAGCGAGGCGGACAAGACCCCCGTGGCGGACCAGGACAAGCGGCACCTGCTGTTTTCAGACGGCACCTGGCTGGAATACGACCGGGCCGCCCACAAGCTGACCGCCAATGTTCAGGGTGACGTGGATCTGCTGGCAACCGGCAAAATCAATGTCCAGGCTGACGGTGATATCATCGCGGAATCCAAGACAAAGACGGACGTGACCGCTCCGCAGGTAAACATTCACGGCAATATTTTCCTGGACGGACCCCTGACCCAGGGGGGTGGGCCAGAGGGGGACGGGTCCACCCTGATTGGCGATGTGACCGTGGACGGGGATGTGGTGATTTCCGGGATTTCCTTTCTGGGCCACGTGCATCCGGAAAATGACAGCGGCGGGCCCACGGGAACGCCGCAATAAAGGTTGAATATGATCGGATATCTCGGGGAAATCGTTTTTGAGACCAGCTCTGAAAAGGCGCGGACCTTTTTTAATCTGAGCCGAAAGACTTCCGGCCGCTGGGAAGCCCACAACCTGCACGGCAGAAAGCCAGAGCTGGAGTTTTCCGGCCCGGATCTGACGGTGATTGATTTTTCCATGCGCCTGGATATGGCCCTGGGGATAAACCCGGCAGAGGAAATCTCGGAGATCCGCACGGCAATAGAAGACGGCGCCGTGCTGCCCCTGGTCATGGCCGGTGATTATATCGGGGATTTTGTGATCGAGGACATGAACGAGACCTGGTCTTATGTGGACAACCAGGGAAACCTGCTGGTGGCTGAAATCAAGCTCAAGATAAAGGAGTATGTCGCAGATGAGCCGGGAAGTTGACATCACGGCAACCCTTGAAGGTGTGGATTTCGCCCCGGCAAGTGAGGCCGCAGAGATCATCCAGAACGTAAAAACCATTTTGTCCACCCGGCGTTATGACGTGCCCCTGGACCGGGAGTTCGGCCTGTCTGCCGACCTGGTGGACCAGCCCCTGCCCCGGGTCAAGGCAAAGCTGACAACAGAGATCATCTCTGCAATCCGAAAATATGAGCCCCGTGCCGCGGTCACCCGGGTGACATTTTCGGCCGAAGGCATGGACGGGGTCTTAAAACCGCAAGTAAGGATTAAAATCAATGCCTGAACTGCCGGACGTAACATTTGCAAAAAAAGACACCTCGGAGATTGAGGCAAATATCATCACATCTTATGAGGCCATCTCCGGCCGCCGGCTGCGATCCGGGGACCCGGTGCGGCTTTTCCTGGAAGCCGTGGCCGCCATTATCTCCCAGCAGCGCAGCATTATTGACTTTGCCGCAAAAATGAACCTGCTTTCCTATGCCCGGGGAGAATACCTGGACGTTCTGGGTGATCTGGTGGGGGTGTTCCGGCTGGATCCGCAGCCATCCCTTGCCACCATCGAGTTTACCCTTTCTACGGCAAGGGATAGTGTCTATACCGTGCCAAAAGGCACTGAGGTCACAGACGGAGAGCTGATCTGGGCAACCACTGAACCCCTGGACATCCCGGCCGGGGATCTTTCCGGCACGGTATCGGCCGAATGTGAAACCGCCGGAGAAACCGGAAACGGCCGGGTTGCCGGACAAATCAACGTCATGGTGGAGCCGCTGGAATACATTGATTCTGCGGAAAACATTACCGAGTCAACCGGCGGGGCGGACACGGAGACCGATGACAACCTGCGCGAGCGGATCCGGCTGGCACCCTCGTCTTTTTCCGTGGCCGGCCCGGCTGCCGCATACCGGTACTGGGCGCGCACCGCAAATCAGTCCATTGTTGATGTATCTGTTCTAAGCCCCACCCCGGGCGTGGTGGAGGTCCGGCCGCTGATGGCCGGCGGGGAAATTCCGGACAGCGACGTGCTCAACTCCGTGGCCGACGTGCTCAAAGATGACAGTGTCCGGCCGCTGACAGACGACGTGGATGTTTTGGCGCCGGCCGCTGCCAGCTATGATGTGACCGTGGATTATTGGATCAGCGAGGCAAATGCCACACAAATTACGGCCATCCAGGACGCGGTGGACAAGGCTGTGGCGGATTACGTGGACTGGCAAAAAGCGAAAATCGGCCGGGACATCAACCCAGATGAGCTGACCCGGCAGATCCGGGCGGCCGGCGCCAAGCGGATAACCATTACCAGCCCGTCATTTACGGTGCTCGACAACACCGAGGTGGCCCAGGAAGGCACAATAACCGTAAGCTATCAAGGGACCGAGGATGCCTGATGACATCAAAAACATAAGCCTGGCCGACCTGGTGCCCGACAGCATCAAGGATGACAAAAAAGTTTCAGCCGCGATCCGGGCAATAGATGACGAGCTGCAGACGGTGTCAAAACTGTGCGAAATCCCGGCCCTGTTTGATCGCATAGACGAGCTGGACCATGACGTGCTGGATCATCTGGCCTGGCAGCTGCGCGTGGATGTATGGCATGCCGGGTTGTCTTTGCAGAACAAACGGGACCTGGTCCGGCAGTCCATTGCCTGGCACAAGTACAAGGGCACAGTCTGGGCTGTCCGGCACGCACTTATCTGGGCGGGGTTTGGCGACGCTGAAATCCTGGAGCACAAACACCTGGTCCAGTCCTGGATGGACGCCGGGGGCGCGCTGCTGGATGCCGGCTTTGACATAGACGGGGAAAACGATCTGGCCGCCCCGTCCGGGGAGTTCAAGTTCATGACCAGCCACTGGGCTCATTTCGGCATCCGGGCCAATGCGGCGGATATCGAATTGACCCCGGGAGAGCAGGGCCGGATCCGGCAGATGGTGGAGGTGTCCAAGCCTGCCCGGTCTCACCTGGTAGGCCTGGAGTTTTACACCCTATACCAACTATACAGCCGCATCACCCTGGAAAATTGGGCGGCCCAAGTCCGGGCCGTGTTTGACAAGTGCGCCGGCGCGCAGGTCCACGGGTTTGAAACCATCGGCTGGGGATGCCGGGAAATCGGCGGCGTTTACGCGGACGATTATATAAACGGCCGCGCGCAAATAGACGGATGGGCCGATATTGACGGCCTGCGCCCGGATGGGTTAGCCCTGGACGACGGGCACTGGGGCACGTATCAGGCGGATCTGCACATGCCCGCATACACCCAGGCCGCCGGCGGAAAAAGGGATTTCGGCAATATCCTGGATCCGGATTACCGGGAGATTATTGAACAAATCGACGGATCCCGGGATCTGGCCGTGCAAACCATTGACGGCGACGCTCGGCTGACCGGCAAATTGGATTTATCCGTACGGCCCCTGGTCCGGCAGACGTATAACATGATTGACGGCACGGCGCACCTGGGCGCGCTGCCCGGCCCGGAAGCGGTCTGGCATGCCGGGCACGTGGATTTTTGGCACGGAAATTATCATTACAGGGAGGCAATCTAATGGCTGATACCATTATGGCAACAAAGGCGTACCGTACCAAGGTGGCCGCCGCGGCCGCATCCGGAGGGAGTTTGCCGGCGGCGGAAACCATTGCTTTTGGCACCGGGCAAACCCCTTCATCACCGGATGACACGGCGCTGGAAAACGAGATACACCGCCAGGCCCTGGGCAGCGCCTCTGCTGACGGCACCCTGCTGACCTGCACCGGCGTGCTGCAGGGAGCAGACAGCGGAGACAACCAGATCACCGAAGTGGGGATTTTTGACGCAGACGGGGATTTGATGGGCCGGCGCGTGTTTCGCCCAAAAGAGCTTGAAGTTGAAAGCTCTCTGGAATTTACCCTTGAATTTCAATATTAACAGGAGGCTTTTATGGCGGACTTAACCGGAACCCCAACGTATCAGGAGTTTGTCCGGCAGTTGGAAACCACGGACCCGGCCCATCCGGACACCTGGAATCCCAACTACCAGACCCTGATCAACAATGACGCCTATCTCAAAGGCGAACTGGACGCCCTGGGCTCGCGCGTGGACGGCCTGGAAGAAACCAGCTCCGTCAGTGTGCAGCGCGCCGTTACCCTGGACTGGCTCTACCGCGACAACCGTATTGCCTTTGAGCTGTGGGCTCCCGGCTTCACCCTGATTGACGCCGTGGATACCTCCATCGTGCAGGGCAT